GGTGCGAATGGTTCCGGCGCACGCTCCGGAAAACTACGGGGACTCTGCTATGTCGTCGCCCCGTACAGGCGCGCGGCCGTCCGTGAAGGGTGAGCCTCGGCCCGCCGCGCGATCGCGTTCCTGCGTGGCGGGCGTCCAGCCAGCGGCGGGCTTAGGGCTTAGGGCTCGGGGCGTGCGCACGTGCGCACGGCTCCGGCTCTAGCTGACGTGTTTGAACGTGTCCTTGAAGCGCGAGTTGGCGATCCATCGTTCGATGCGGTCGCAGACGGCCGCGAAGACGCGTACGGCGATGGGAAGGGCCACGAAGGCCAGGGCCAAGATGAGCAGGGGCTGAAAGCCCATTCCGGCAATCACGGATTCACGGATAGCCGGACCGTCGCTTACGGCGTGAACGTGAACGGGAGCGCGTTCGAGTCCTGGCCGCCGATCGTCCGGGCGCCCACGGAGATGTCGCCGGCCGGATACGCCGTCGACGGGATGACCGTCGTGAGCTCCGTCGCTGAGACGTACGTCGTGATCGGGACGGGCGTCCCGTTCCAGAGGATCACCGAGTCCTGTCGAAAGCCCGTGCCGTGCACGTGGAGCGTGAAGCCGGGCGTGCCGATCTGCGCGGTCGCCGGCACGAGGGAGCCGAGCACCGGTGGCACCAGGGCCGGCGACTGGCCATCGCCGATCGCCTCGCCGCGCGTCGCGACGACCACCGGTGACGGCAGGATCCCGTTGATCGCCGAGTCGAGCGAGGACGCGAGCACGTCGCGCGTCGTGCCGTCCTCGAGCTCGAGTGTCCACGCGAAAAGTCCGGGCGCGATCGTCAGAGTCGGCATAGCGGCGTGACCTCCGTCGCAGAGAATACACGCCCGACGCGTGGCCGTCGGTGCATACTGAGGCGCGTCCCTTATGGCACGCGGCCCAAAACCCACGCCGACGACGACCCGGCGCCTGTCCGGCAACCCCTCGCGCCGGCCGTTCAATGCGCACGAACCCGAGCCGCCCGCGCTCGACGCCTGGGATGTCCCCGAGGAGCTCGACACGCCGAGCGCGCAAGCCGAATGGACGCGCCTGGCCCCGATGCTCCGCGCCTGTCGCCAGATCACGGCCGCGGATCGCGCCGCGCTCGTCGCGCTCTGCCTCGAATGGAGCCGCTACCTCGAGGCGATGCGCGAAGTCCGCGTGAAGGGCCTGATCCTCACGGCGAGCCGCTCCGGGTACCTCATGCCGAACCCGTACTTGAGCGTCGGCATGAAGGCGCTTGCGAACTGCCAGAAACTCTGGCCGGAGCTCGGGCTGACGCCGTCGAGCCGCTCGCGCGTCCGTGCCGCGGGGCCGGGGGAGGCCGACGGCGATCCCGAGGAAGAGGCATTCCGGGAATTCGACCGGCCGCCGGCGCGCGTGTCCTGATCCCATGCGCGTCGACATGTGGCGCGCGGCCGCGTTGGAAGTGCCCGCGGTGTTCGTCGTCGGGATCTATGACGCCCTCACCGGGCATCCGCTGCGCGGCGTCCTGATCGCGGCCGCGGCGATCGTCGCGTTCGTGGTGATTGCCAATCACAAGGCCGCCTGATGCACGTGATCGACCGGTATGCCCGCGCCGTCGTCGACGGGCGCGTCGTGGCCGGCAAGTATCACCGCCTCGCCTGCGCGCGGCACCTGCGGGATCGCGCGCGCGCCGCCGCCGGCGATCCGGCGTTCCCCTACGTCTTCCGCCCCGCGCTCGCCGATCGGTTCTATCGGTTCGCGGGGCAGCTCCGGCACTACAAAGGGGAGTGGGCCGGGACCCTGATCCGGCTCGAGCCGTATCAACAATTCCAACTGGGATCGGTGTTCGCCTGGGTGCACCGCGAGACCGGGCTCCGGCGGTTTCGCGTCGCGTACAACGAGCTCCCGCGGAAGAGCGGCAAGAGCCTGACGGCGGCGATCGTCGCGCTCTACGTGACCTTTTTCGACGGCGAGGACGGCTCGGAAGGCTACTGCGTGGCCACGAAGCGCGACCAGGCGCGGATCGTCTGGAACGACTGTAAGCGCCTCGTCCGCGCCAACCGCGCGCTCCGCGCCCGGATCGTCGCCTTGACGGCGAATCTGCACCAGGAAGCGACGGCGTCCAAGCTCGAGCCGCTCGGCGCCGATCGCGACTCCACCGACGGGCTGAACCCCCACCTGGTGACGATCGACGAGGCCCACGCGCTCAAGTCGCGCGGGATGATCGACGTCATGGAGACGGCGCTCGGCGCGCGGCGGCAACCGCTCGTCAACTGGATCACGACGGCCGGGAATGATCCCGTGAGCCCGTGCGGCGACCAGCACGAGTACGCCTGCCGCGTGCTCGACCAGGCGCACGTCGACGACACGCTCTTCGCCTTCATCGCCCACGCCGACCCCGACGACGATCCGTGGGCGGAGGCGACCTGGCGCAAGGCCAACCCGAACTACGGGGTGAGCGTGAAGCCCGACGACATGGAGAACCTGGCGCGGAAGGCGCGGCACATGCCGGCGGCCGCGGCGGCGTTCAAGCAGAAGCGGCTCAATCTCTGGGTCAACACGCTGGCGCCCTGGCTGTCGAGGGAGGGCTGGCGCGCGGGCCAAACGGCCTGGACGCTCGACGACATGACGGGCGAGCCGTGCTGGCTCGGGATCGACCTCTCGAGCAAGATCGACCTGACGGCGATCGCGCTCGTCTTTCCGCCGACGGAGGCGCGCCGGACGTGGCGCCTGGGCGCGTTCGTGCTGACGCCCGAGGCGACGCTCGAGGAGCGCGCGCATCGGGACCGTGCGCCGTACCGCGAATGGGTGGAGGCGGGGCATCTCCTCACCAATCCCGGCAACCGGATCGACCAGGAGGCCGTCCGCGAGCTCGTGCTCGAGGCGAATGACTGTTTCGACGTGCGGTCCGTCGGCGTCGATCCGTATAACGCCGGGAACCTGGTGCAGCTGCTCGAGCGCGACGACGGGCTGACCGTGATCGAGATCGGCCAGTCGATGCTGCAGATGAGCGGCCCGGCCAAAGACTTCGAAGCCGACGTCCTCGACGGGCTGATCGACGCCGGCGGCAATCCCTTGCTCGGCTGGTGCGCGTCGAACGTCGTCGTCATGCACGACAACAAGGGGAATATCTACCCCGTGAAGAAGCGCAGCCGGGGCCGTATCGATCCGATCATGGCGGCGCTCATGGGGCGTAAGCTCGCCGCGCTCGAGCTCGCCGAGCCTGCGGCGGCGCCGATCGATCTCGTCGTCTTCTGACAGGGAAGGGACGGCCGTTATGAGCGACGACTCCGAACACGAACGGCGGAACAAGGGCGGACGTCCGGCCACCGGCAGCACGCCCGTCAACGTTCGGCTGTCGGCGGCCACCTACGACGCGGCCCACGCCCGCGCCGGCCTGGAGCGTCGCCGGAGTGTTCCGGCGCTCGTCCGCGCCGCCGTCGAGCGGTATCTCGCCGATCCAGACGACGACCGCGACGAGTAAACGGTACCAATCCTCGACAGCCGGCGCGGCGCGCCTCGACGATGGGCGCCGTGCGTCTGGCCTTCTGGCGCCCCCCGTTCCTGCATCGCCGCTGCCTGATCACGACGAAGAGCGCGCCGGATAACGCCTTCGATGCCGTGATTTTTGAGCGGCGGGGCGCCTGGCTCGTGCTCAAGCGATGCTCGCTCCTCAAGCCAGGCGAGGCGCCGATCCCGATGGACGGCGATGTCGTGATCCCGGTCGCCGACTTCGCCTTCGCGCAAATCGAGGCCGGCGCATGAAGCGGGGCTATACCGGGCGTTCCCTCGGGCCGTTCCTGATGGCCGAGGGCTTGTGTCCCCCGAACGCGCGGAACGTGGAACTCCACATCCCAGCCGACGGCGGGATCGAGCTCCGCTACGACGTGCTCGTCGATACCGCCGATCTCGACAAGCTCGCGCGCGCGCTCGCCGCGCTCGCGGCGTGCGATCGCGAGTCGGCACCCGTCGCGCCCGGAGGCGACGCGCCGTGATCGTCAAGAGCTTCGGCGCGCTGCAGTCGTTCACGACGAAAAGTCCGGCGGCCGGCGGCGTCGCGCTCGTCACCAGCTCACGCTCCGTGTTTGACTCCATGAGCCTGGCGACGTATGCGGCGATCTGGCGCACGCAGCCGAACGTCCGGACCGTCGTCGACTTCCTCGCCCGCAATGTCGCGCAGATCCCGCTCCAGGGATTCCGGCGGCTCTCTGACCTCGATCGCGAGCGCCTGGCCGATCACGCGGTGCTGCAATGGCTCGATCGGCCGAACCCCGGCACGACGCGCTATCGGCTCTTCGAATCCCTGATGCAGGACATGGGGATTTACTTCAACGCGTACTGGCTCAAGGTCCGCCGCGAGGATGACTCGATCGGGCTCGTGCGCCTGCCGCCCGAAGAGATGACGGTGCAAGGCTGGCTCGTGCCGTCAGGCTTCACCTGGACCCTGCCGGACGGGCGCAGCCTCGCGCTCGCGCGCGAATCCGTCGTCTATTTCAACGGCTACGATCCCTGCAATCCCCTGATGGGGCTCTCGCCGCTCGAGACGCTCCGCGGGCTCCTCCTCGAAGACGCCGCGCAGACGTCCTATCGGCAGAACTACTGGAAGAACGCCAGCCGGATCGACGGCGTGATCACGCGCCCGATCGCCGCCGGCAAGTGGAAGGACAACGACAAGCAGACCTTCCGCGAGCAGCTCGAGGCGCGGCACACGGGCAACAACGCCGTCTCGACGCTCATTCTCGACGAAGGGATGACCTTCGCCGCGCGGGCGTTCTCGCCGCGCGAGTCCGAATTCGTCGCCGCCCGCAAGCTCACCGACGAAGAGGTGGCCCGTGCCTATCACGTGCCGTTGCCCATGGTCGGGATCCTCGATCACGCCACCTTCAGCAACATCAAAGAGCAGCACAAGCAGCTCTATCAGGACTGCCTCGGCCCGTGGCTCCAGATGATCAGCGAGGAGCTCGAGCGGCAGCTCCTGCCCGAGGCGCGGGACACGGATCGCGTCTATCTCGAATTCAACATCGCCGAGAAGATGAAGGGCTCGTTCGAGGAGCAGGCGGCGAGCCTCTACACGCTCATCGGACGCCCAATCATGACGGCGAACGAAGGCCGCGCCCGACTCAATCTCCCACGCATCACCGACGACGCGTCGGCCGACGCGCTGGCGCTGCCGCTCAATACGGCGTCGGGCGCCGCGGCCCCGCCGCTTCCTGACCGAGTGACGACGGCGCTCCTGGAGGCGCCGAGCGTCCAGGCGCGCGTCGAGGCCCTCGAGAAGATCATCGACGGCGAGCTCGCGCTCGAGACGGAGGCAGCGTAATGCGGACCGGATCTCGCGTGGCGGCGTGGGCGATCGATCACCCGTGGGCGCTCACGCGCGACATGCTGCGCGTCGTCGGGCGTGTGCTGGCGCGCCACGTGACCGGCGATGGGCGGATGGAGCGGGAGGCGTTCGGTCCGCCACCCCAGCCGCCGGCGCCCCGCGCGCCTGGCGCCGTCGCCGTGCTGCCGATTCACGGCGTGCTCGCGCCGCGGATCAACATGCTGAGCGACTTCAGCGGCGGGGCGACGTTCGAGGAGGCGAGCGCCGAGCTCGCGGCGCTCGTCGCCGATCCGGCCGTCGCGACCATCGTCCTCGATTGGGATTCCCCGGGGGGGTCCGTCGCCGGCGCCGGCGAGTTCGCGGAGCGCGTCGGCCAGGCGGCCACCGTCAAGCGCGTGATCTCCGTCGCCAATTTCCAAATGTGCTCGGCGGCGTACTGGGCCGGGGCGCGCTCGACCGAGATCGTCGCGGCGCCATCGGCGCTCGTCGGCTCGATCGGCGTCTACTGCCTCCACGAGGACCTCAGTCAGTACCTCAAGAACGAGGGGATCGTCCTCACCTACATTTCGGCCGGCACGTTCAAGGTCGACGGCAATCCCACCGAGCCGCTGAGCGACACCGCGCGGGCCCGCCTCAAGGCGCTCGTCTCCGAGCCATACGAGCGCTTCGTGGCCGATGTCGCGCGCGGGCGGGGCGTCACGGCCGACGCCGTCCGCGGCGGCTTTGGCGAGGGGGCCGCCCTCACCGCCGCCGAGGCGCTTGCCGCGGGGCTCGTCGATCGTGTCGAGACACTCGAGGCGACGCTCGCCCGCGTCGCCGTGTCGCCTTCCAGCCTGGCGCCGTCGCGCGTCGGGCGTGCTGCCTCCGAGCTCGCGCTCGCGCGAGAGATCGCCGCGCTCGGTTTCATGGAACCGCTCGATTGAAAGGGATCGGATTATGAACATCGACGCACTCGAACGCGATCTGGAAAGGGTGAAGGCCGAAGGCCTCGCCCTCTACGAAAAGACCGCCCGTCTCGCCGGAGATGAAAACCGCCTGTTCACCGACGAGGAAACCGCGGCGATCAAGGCGAAGAAGGACGAAGGGCTGGCGCTCCAGGCCAAGATCGCGCGCGCGAAGGCCGATTCGTCCATGCTCGCCGAGCTCGAGCGGCTGACGGCGACGGCCCGACCGAACGGCGCGGCGGCCCCCGGCCCGCGGCGCGCGCAATCGTGGGGCGAGCGCTTCATGGCCGGCGACGCCGGCTCGTTCTTCCGGGCCGGCGGCCACAAGGCGTCGAAGTGGCAATCGCCGAGCGAGGATCTCCCCTGGCCGATGGGCTACGGCGGCGTGCCGAACGTGCGCGGCGCGACGCTCACGGAGGATCCGGCCTCGGGCGGGGCGCTCATCACGCCCCAGTACCTGCCCGGCATTCTGTCGCCGCTGCCGCCCGCCGTGCTCGTCTCCGAGCTCTTCGCCCAGGGCACGACGAACAGCAACGCGGTCTCCTACATGCGGGAGAAAACGTTCGTCAACGCGGCGGCCACCGTGCTGGAGGGCGGCATCAAGCCCGAATCGACGCTCACCTTCGAAGCCGTGACGGACGCCGTCCGCAAGATCGCGCATTGGCTGCCCGTGACCGAGGAGATGCTCGAAGACGAGCCGGCGATCCGGTCCTACATTGACGCCCGCCTTCGCATGGGCGTGCTGATGGAAGAGCAGGATCAGCTGATCAACGGCGACGGCACGGCGCCAAATCTGTCCGGCATTCTCGATCGGCCAGGCCTGACGCCGGATCTGCCGCGCAACGCGGCCGCCACGCCGCCGCAGACCAACGCGGACGTCCTCCTCGCGCAGACGATGAAGGTCTTCGCGAACTCGCTCCTCATGCCGGACGGGTACGTGCTCAATCCGCTGAACTGGGCCACGACGCTGATGACGAAGACGGTCAACGGCGAGTACTTCACCGGCGGTCCGTTCTCGCCCATTCAGTCGCCCACGCTGTGGGGCCTGCCCGTCGCCGTGACGCCGGTGATCGCCGCGGGGCTCGGGCTCGTGGGCGCGTTCAAGACCGCCGCGCAGATCTTCCGCAAGGGCGGCGTCCGGGTCGACGCGAGCAATTCTCACGTCGATTTCTTCATCAAGAACCTCGTCGCGATTCGCGCCGAGGAGCGGCTCGCCCTGGCGGTCTATCGACCGTCGGCGTTCGGGACCGTGTCGGCGCTCGTCTAACCCCGGGCTCGACACGCGCGCCGGTGACGGAGGCTCGCGCCGTCACCGGCGCATTTGTGTTTCGCGACGCAGAAGGGAAGCGGCCGACATGCGGAGCGCGTTCTCGTGCGGCCTGCCGTGGCGGACGGACCCAGGGCCCTGTCCCGTCGACGACACGCCGCACACGGCCTGTACGCCCGAATCCGTCGCGCGCCTGGGGCCGACCACCGCGCCGGCGCGGGCGCCGCGGAGTATGGCGGCGACGCTCGAGGCGCTCGCGCGGCGGGCCGCGGGGGGCGTCGCGCCGGCGCCGGTCGTGCGCCCGGCCCCGCCCGTCGTGTCCACCAAGACCTACCGCCGGCCCGCGCCGGGCCGCCGCCTGAAGGGCGTCCGTGGCCGCGACTGAGTTTCTCCGCGCGCCCTGGGCGACGCCCTACGGGGTGTCCTCCGTGCTCGTCGATGGGCCCGTGGCCGAGCCGCTGACGCTCGCCCAGGCCAAGCTGCGCGCCGGGCTCGACTGGCCGGCGGGGGACCCGCGCGACGAGCTGATGCTCTCGTTCATCAAAGCCGCACGCGAGAAGGTCGAAGCCGACACGAGCCTGGCGCTGCTCCAGCAAACGCGCCGGGTGACGATCGTCGCGCGGGCCGGCGAGCTGCTGCCGCTGCCGGCGCAGACGATCCCGACGGTCTCGATCACGCCGGACGCCGGGCACGTCTATCCGCCGACGTTCGACGGCGTCGTCCTGGACAGCGACTATGACGCGACCCTGACGGTCGTCGCCGGCTGGCCGACGCCAGACGCGCTGGCCGCCGAGGCGCCGCTCCTCGTCCAGGCCGTCGGGCTTCTCGTCGCGCACATGGCGACGTTGGGGCGCGATCTCGCGGCGTTGGACGAGCCGTACCTCGTTCCCCTCGGGTATGCCGAGGCGATCGCGCCCTACTGTCACGTGAGGCTGGCATGAGCCTGATCGCGCCGGGCACGCGCATCGCGCATCGGCAGAAGCGGATCATGCTGACGACACCCGGCGTCGCGGTGCCCGACGGCGATGGCGGCTACACGCAGCTCGAGACACCGCTCGATCCCCCGGCTCTGTTCGGCCACGTCCGGCCGGCCTCGGTCCGCGACATGGAGCGGATCGCCGGCAGCACCACGTTGCCGACGGCCTCGCACCTGGTGACGGTGCCCTATCACCCGCAGATCACGACCGAGACGGTGCTCCACCTCGAGGGCCACCCGCGCCCAGACCGGGTGCTCAAGGTGGTCTACGTCGGCAACCCGGACGAGCGGAACGCCGACCTGGAACTGATCTGCGCGGAACAGGTGAACTGATGGCGTTCGCCTACAAGACGCTCGGCCTCGACGAGTTCCTCCGCGAGCTGCGGGCCCTGCCGGCCGCCCTGACCGCGGAGGCGGGCACCATCGTCATGGACTCGGCGGAGACCGTCGCCGCCCAGGCGCGCGCCGCGTATCCCGCGCCGACCGCGGCCCGTCGAGGCATGACGCTCCGCGACGGCGTCAAGGTCGAGACCGTCGACGCCGGACCGCTCGGGGCCGCGTCGCGCGTGCGCAACACCGCGCCGCATGCGCGCATGTACGAATACGGCACCGCGGTGCGCCGCACGTCGCAGGGCTGGAATCGCGGCGCGGCGCCGGCTCACCACGTGCTCGTCCCGATCGCGGTCCGCGAGCGGCGGACCATGTATCGCACGCTGGCGGGCCTGCTCGAACAACGCGGCGCCACCGTGTCGGGGCTCTGACGATGGCGACGGACTCGTCCGCGATCGACGCCGCGATCGTGGCCGCGCTGCAGGCCGACGCCGCGCTCGCGAGCCTGATGCCCGATGGCGTCTACATGGACATCGCCCCGCCCGGCCTGCAGCGGTACGTGATCGTCTCGCTCGTCATCGCCGAGGACCGCGCGACCTTCGAGGGGCGCGCGATCGAAGACTGCCTCTATCTCGTCAAGGCCGTGATGCTCACGACCACGAGTACGACCGGCCTCCGAGAGGCGGCGGCCCGGATCGACGCGCTGCTCGACGACCGGCCGCTCGTGGCCGACGGCTACGGCTGGATGGGCGGGTGGCGCGAAGAGCGGGTGCGCTACGTCGAGGTCGACGAGACCGATTCCACGATTCGGTGGCAGCACCGCGGCGGGCGCTACCGCGTGCAGATGACGCCGACGCCAACTTCCACGCTTATGACGAAGGGATAGGACCATGATTCTGACTGGCCGCGACGGACAAGTGCTGTGGGACCCTGCGGGTGTCTCCCCGGGAACGCCCGTCCTGATCGTCTCGATCAACAACTTCAAGCTGTCGCTGAAGCGGAACATGATCGACGTGTCCTGCTTCGGCGACGTCAACCGCGTCTATGTGCCGGGCCTGAAGGACGTGTCTGGCAGCGTGGCGGGCTTCTGGAACTCCGAGGACACCGCGCTCGTGGAAGCGGCCGACATGGACACCCCGGGGCTCCTGAAACTCGTCCCGCACGCCGCCGAGCCGACGTACTTCTGGTCGGGGCTCGCCTATATGGACGCCGACATCGATACGTCGGTGGATGGCGCGCCGGCCCTCTCGGGCTCGTTCTCGGGTGGCGGCCCGTGGGTGCGCGAACCCATCGTGCCGTAGAGGCGCGATGTTCAAATCGATCACGCTGCGCGGCAAGAGCGCCACGCTGGCCTGGGGCTACCGCACGGCGGTGGCCCTCACCACGTGGACGATCTCGCGCACGGTCGACGAGGCGAAGGGCACCCACACGTGGACCCTCGCCGCGCGGCTCGGCCCGCAGTGTGATCGCTTCCAAGTCCGACAGGCGCAAGCGCGGCGTGAGTTGCTGTTCACGAGCCCGCGCCGGGGCGGCTTCTGGGTCTGGCCGGTGCACACCGTCACCGTCGGCGAGACCCGCATCATCGCGACCCTAGGGCCGCCCGAACAGTAGGAGGCAACGACGTGTCCCGATTCGTGCGCCCACAGACGACGGTCGTGCCGCTCAGCAACGGCGACACCATCACGATCAAGACCCGGCTCTCCTCGGGTGAGCAACGGGCGGCGTTCAGCCGGCTGTACCTCGCCAGCGCGGACGGGAAGCTGCGCGTGAACCCGCTGCAGAGCGGGCTCGCGATGATGACCGAGTATCTCGTCGACTGGAACCTGAAGGACGACGACGGCGAGCCGGTGCCGATTCGCGGCCTGTCGGTCGCCGACCTCGAAGGGGTGCTGAACACGCTCGATAACGACAGCTTCGCCGAGATCAAGCGCGCGATCGAGGGGCACGAACGGCGGATGGCCGAGGCCCGCGCCGAAGAAAAAAAAACCCAGGCTGGCGGCTCTGGCGACGATCCGACCTCGCCCTCGCCGTCCGCTGCGGCTGGCGAGTTGATTGGGTCCGCGACCTAGACCCGGACGACTACCAAATCCTCGTGGAACTGATGACGCCGAAAAAGCCGACCGACGTCGCCCCACGCGATCCCGACTTCGATGACGAGTAGGGACGATGGCTGATCTCACTGCCAAATTCGGCGCCGACTTCAGCGACTTCAGCAGCGGCGTGGCGCAGGCCGAACGCGATCTGTCGGGTCTCGACGCGAGCGCAGCCAACGTCCAGGGCACGCTGACCCGGATGAGCGACTCCTTCTCCGGGTCCCTCATGGTCGCCGAGGCCGGCGCGATGACGGTGTCGGTCGAAGACCTGGGCCGGGCGGTGACGGAGACCGACGAGGAGCTTGGGCGCTTCCACGTCACCGCCGAAGAAGCGACCGCCCAACTGGAAAAGATGGGCGCGGCAGCGCCCGCCGACAAGATGCGGGAGGTCGGTGACGCGACGAAGGGTGTCGGCGGTGAGATGACGTCCCTCGGCGGCGTGACGGGGAAGGTCGGCGGCATGATCGCGGGAGCCTTCACCATCAGCGCCGTCATCGGGTTCGCGAAATCCGTGGCCGACACGGCCGACGTCATCGACAAGACGGCGGCACAGACCGGGATGCTCACCGACGAAGTGCAGGCGTTGATGGCCATCGCGGGCGACACGGGCGTGGAATTTAAGTCGCTCGTGAGCGCCTCACAAGGCCTGGAGGCGGCGCTCGGGTCCAACGACAAAGGCGTGATCGGCGCGATCGAGAAACTCGGGATCAACTTCAAAGAGTTCAAGACGCTCGGCACCTACGACCAGATGGTGCTCATCGGCGAGTCGATCGCCAGCATCGAAAATCCGACCGAGCGGGCCTCGGCGGCGGCGTCCATCTTCGGGGCGAAGTGGAAAGAGATTCTGCCGGCGCTGGTCGCCGACATGGGCGCGGTCGGCGAGGCCGCGCCGAAGATGAGCGCCGAGGCGCTCGCCGCCTTCGATCAACTCGACAAGGACTGGAACAAGCTGAAAGCGACGGCGACCGCGTGGGCGGGGGAAACCATCGGCGCGCTGTTGAAGGTCGGCATCGCGTTCGAGACGTGGATGGACCAGATGACCACGCTGCCGGACGTGTGGAACGGGGTCTTCGGCAACGCTGGCAGCGTCGAGCAGGCCCGGCAGGCGCGTTTGGCGCTGCGGGAAGTGGCCGACGAAACCACGAACGTCGGCACCGCGGCCACGGCCGCCGTCGAACCTGTCGTGCAATTCGGCAACGCAGGCGGCGAGCTGGCGAAGAAGATGCGCGAGGCGTACGACGCCCGGCTAAAGAAGTCCATCGACGAGGACGCCGCCGCCGCCAAGAAAGCGGCCGAGGAAATGAAGGCCTGGGCGGCGTCGTTCGACGAAGTGAACACGGCGAACACGACGTACCAGACCACGCTGGACGGCCTCGACGAACAGTTCGTCACCCATATTCAAAATCTCTTACGGGCCGGCGAGGAGTTGAACGAGGTCGCGAAGGCGTACGGCCTGAGCGCGAAGGAGGCTGCGGCCTTCAAGGCCAGCCAGGACGAGGCGGCCAAGGGGCTCGCCGCCGCCACGCGCGAGGCCGAGGGCCTGACCAACGCGCTGGAGAAGGAAGCCGCCGAGGCGATGAAGCAGTTCGCGGTCGTGTCGGGGGACTCGCTGCAGGACATCGCCGACAAGACCAACGCCGCCTACGGTCACATGTCCTCGAACTCCGAGATGTATTCGGAGAAGGCCATCGAGGACCAATACAAGGTCGCCCGCGCCGCACAAATCGCGGCCGACGATTTTCAGGTGGCCCAGCAGTCGGCGGCGTCGGCGGCGGCGCAGGCCCACGCGACGGCAGCGGAAGCCGTCACCATGTCGTGGTCGCAAGCAATGTCCGCTGTCCAGGCGGGACAGGGCACGATGAGCGGCACGGTCGGCCCCGTGACCGACTTCAGTGACGCGAACCGGGCATCCATCCAGGCCGCGTACGACGCCCACCGCTATTACGGGCCGGTCACGTCCATCCCTGGGCATGGGTGGGGCAACGACATCCCGACCGGCGTGGACTGGGCGGCGCTCGGCTTTCCCGCCCGCGCGGCCGGCGGGCCGGTCTCGGCCGGCTCACCCTACATGGTCGGCGAGCAGGGACCAGAACTCTTCGTGCCCGACCGTGGCGGCACCGTCGTGCCGAACGGAGCCGGTGGGGGCATGGTCGCCAACATCTTCGTCAACGGGACCGGCGCGGACGTCGCGCGCATCATCAACGCCGAGCTGACGCGCATGATGCGCGTTGGCCGCAAGTGGCCGTCCGTCTAGTAGGAGCAACGCACATGCCCATCACGCAAGCCGGGAAACAGTTCACCGCCGCCGATGTGAAGGCGACCGCCGGCAACCTCGCCGCGCTGCTACTCGGCGTCACACAGGACGGCGGCGACTTCAGCACGCAGCTTCAATCGTGGACGGCCGAAGACCTCATCACGCTCGGCCTGAGCCAGGACGAGATCAACGCCATCAAGGGCTTCTACGTGGGTGACCTGCCGGCCATCGCCGCCGCGCTGCAGGGCTCGACGTGGATCAAGCAACTCGTCGGCCTGGGCGTCTAACGAAGACCACACGAGGGCACGATGGCCGCACCGCTCTCCCGCACTTGGTACAACACGCTCATCGACGACGATGGCAGCGGCACGACCGGCACGCCCTGGAACAAGGCGGCGGTCAATAGCCTGCTGGGGACCGTCGATGCGTCTCTGGCGACGGTCGTGGACCGGAGCGGCACGCCGTCGAATACGCAAGTCGCCATCTTTCAGGATGCCGACACGATCACGGGCGTGCCCTCGCTCCTCCACGACGCGACCAACGGCGGGCTGAGTCTCGGCGGGCCGTATTGCTACTTCGACATGCGCGATTCACTCGCGGGTGGCGTGCAGAAGACCTATCGGTTAGTGAGTTCCGGCGGGGCGCTGCACATGCAGGCGCTGGAGT